AATAGGGCTTCTTTGGTTTCTGCCCAACGGCTTGATAGTAGTTCTGACATTTAAATTCTCCTTAAATTTTAAGTCCAGCGAGGCGGCGTATGTCTACTATGTTGCCGTCGTTCTCACTGCTACGTGTGCTGTTGGTAATTTCTTTATTACCTGTTACTTCTTTTGCCTCTACTAGTGCCTGTTTTTTCTGCGGGGCTTTACCATCAATTACTGCTGGTAGATACTTTTCAAAGCTCTCATTGAGTTTTGAAGTTTTCACGCCTTCCATTAATTCACCCATGATATTTCTTTGTTCCTTGCTTAAAGGAGAAAGAAGTTCATTCATGATATCTTTTCTTTCTTGAGCTTCTTTCAAAGCTGCAATTTCTGCTTGTTTGCTTTCTATTACCTTCTGAGCTTTAACTACCACGGTATGTGCTTCGTTAATCTCTAGTGATTTCTTGTCTATGACTTTGAGCAATTTTGCAGTTTCTGATTTCTCATTTAGGTAACTGGTGCTGTATTCAGAAGCAAAAGCTTCAAATAACTTGCGACCAAAATCTGCGCGACGAGCTGCTTCGATGTCTTCTTTTAGTGCTGTAATTTCAGAAGTTAAATTCTGACTTACTACACCTTCAACCATCGCTGCGGCACGTTTTACAAACTTTTCTTTTACCTGCTTGATCTGTTCACGACCTTCTCTGACTAAGCGTACTTTAGTTTCTGCTAGGTCTTGCTTATCTTTGTAAAACTCTGTAATTTCTTGAGCCAAAGCTTCAATTACGAATTGTTCTAGTTTGCCAAATTTATTAACCATTAACTTCTGATCTTCATGAAGCTCTGCAACTTCAGATGCCAGTTGACGTGTGATGAATTCCTTCATAACACCTGTATCTGCTTGCATTTTCTTAGCATACTTGATTTTCATCTCTGCTAATTGCTTACGATCTTCTGCAAATTCGTTAATTTCTGTAGCTAATTGTTCAGAAAGCATTCTGTCAATAGCTTCTACCATAACGTTTTTGTCATGGTCATACTTTTGTGCAAACTCTTCGCGTAATTGTTGAGTAATCTGTTCACGGCTTTCTGAAATCTTTTGATCCCAGGCCGATTGAATACTCTCTTTGATCTCCTCAGAAATCACATTATTTTCAAAAAGCTGTTTTAGTGCATCCAACATGTGATTCTCCTTATTATTGGAGTTTGCCAATTATTGCTAATAGGCTCTCTTTGAGATATTTTTGTGCTTTAGGGTCACCTTGCACCTCTTGCGCTATACGCAAGGCATTATAACCACCGCGACTATTCATCAGGTGTTCATAAATTGGTGTAGGGTATGCTCCTGGAGCACTAGGTTGAGCCACCATATCTACTGTGATGATCTCAAAATCTGACACTTCACCGGAACCGTCATCTCTGACGTTCCCGGATCCACGACTTGATACGCCTAACTTCACACCACTTTCTAACATAGTGCGAATTAGTTGTCCCATTGGTGTAGGTAAAATTTTCAATTTACCGTAACCGTTTGGACCGTCCATCCACATATTAACAATCATATGCGATACACGATCCAGGTTTATCTTTAGATCGTCCGGATGATCTACTTCTCCAAGAACACTGTAACCGTTTTGAATCTGATCGTTCAGGGTTTTGACAGCCTTGCCAATCTCATTCACAGGGTAAACACGCTGGTTAGCGTTACGTATACCGCCCTGGATACAAATCCCGGACATGTATAGGTTTTTCCCATCTTTGTCATCAGACTCGACAACAATCTTTGCTTCAGTGAAGCTTAGGTTTTCTCGGAGATGATTTCTCATCTTACTTTCTTGATCCAATCAAGCTCTTAGAGTTAGCTCCGTTGTCACCAGTGCCTTTCTTCTCTGCGCCGTGACCTTTTGGAACTGACTTTAGCTTAGTTGCTGCTTTGGCTCCTGGTACATTAACGTTGCCAGCATTGTCTTCTTTAGTAGAAGGATTTGCTAGACCACCTTGTGTACCGCCTTTGCCACCATCAGCACCTTTAGCGATATTAGCAGTTGTACCGCCCATATCATTCTTGCCTGCTACGATAGACTTAGCGTTAGCACCGTTATCGCCCATTTTAGCTGTAGCAACTTTTTCTACGTATTCGCGAATCATTGATTCTTCTACGTCATCTTCTTCAGATTCTTCATCAAGATCTTCGTCTGCTTCTTCGAATGCAAACTCGTCCATTTTTGGCTCATCTTCAATATCGCCCATGAAGTCATCAGTAGCATCACCACCAATGTCTCCACCAAACTCATCGCCTTCGTCGCCCATGTCGCCGCCGGCCATTAGTTCTTCAAATTCTGCTTTGAGTTCTTCTAGAGCATCTTCTAGATCTAAAATACGATCTGTTTGCTCGTCGTCACTCATATCATCGCCGTCCATGTCGTCACCGCCCATGTCACCCATGTCGTCGTCACCGCCCATATCTGGCTCTTCGCTGTCTTCTTCGTCGTCAGCAGCTTCTGCTGACATATCCATATCGTCCATACCTTCGGTAGGCTCTTCGTCCATAGCTTCGTTAGTATCTTCTTCTTCGAAATCAGATTCTAAAAGGCTTTCATAAATCTCGCGTGACTTTTCTACGACGATGTCGTGGAATAGTTCTTTTGCTTTTTCGGTTTCTTCGTTAATTAGAAGCTCGAGCATCTGCTCGAATTTTTTACGATCAGTCATGTGATTCTCCTGTGTTTATTGGTTACAAGGCTGTAGTATATTTACGCTATTATTAAAAAACAGCGCAGATATACCTAAAAAATAGGTAGTTTTCAATTTTTTTAGGCTGCAGGAGGTGCCGCTGGGGCTGCGTACATTGAATTTATAAATTCTAGTTCACTCTCTTGTTCTAAAAAATGTGCTTCACTAGACTTACGTAACTGATTAATCATTCTTAATGTAAGTCTAGTCTTGCGTGTATCTGTTCTAAACATTTGATCAGAATCACGGTCAGCTTCATAACGTAGGTCGTTAGAAACTTTACGTGTGTCGGGATCAATATAAAACAGTTCGCGTAATATCATATTAATATTTAGCCTGCAGGTGGTGTAGCTGGACCTGCTGGGGGTGCTGGTGTAGTAGGTGTTGCACCTGGTTCTTCAGGCGCCATATCGTCTGGACCTGTTAGGTCTTCCATTCCACTTAGGTCGCCTTCAATACCTGCGGCACTTAAACCTGCACTGCGTAATTCGCCTGCGGCATCAGTATGCGTTGGCTGTCCTTTGCCTTGTTCTTCACCCCATAGGCGTTCGTTTTCTGCAATCTCTTCGTCAGTTAAACCTAAGTAACGCTTAAGAGCAAATCGTTTGCTGATAAATGGCAATGCTTGTACTGTATTAAACGTATTAATTCTTTCTGAATCAACTGCTGCCTGGCGACTACTTGCAAAGTTTAATGGCGGATTAAAGCGTAATTCAAACAGATTACTATCAATGTTTACGCCTCTAGAGTACATGTAAAGTTTAAATTCTTGATCAAAAATACCATGAATTAAACTTTGTAAACGTTCGCAATACTTGTTAAAACGTAGTTCTTGAATGTATGCAGTACCTACACGACCGTCATTAAATGACGCTTGCGAGTCGTCTGCGCCTGTTGGCAGGTAGCTACTTGGAATACGTAAGCCACGGAATAACTTGTTGGTAAAATACTTTAAATCGTCAATTTCACCTAGGTTAGTACCGCCTGGAAGTGTTTCTACTTTACTACCACGACCTTCTGCAGTCTGTGGAAAGAAGTAATCTTCGTTAATTGATAGTGGATTATACGCACTGTCAATAACATTTGATCCACCGCCTGTTTGACTTGGAATACGTCTTTGATGAATTTCGTTTTTAACACGTTCAACGAACGCCATAGCCATGTGACTTGGCATATTTCCCACGTCAATATGGAATACTCTACGCTCAGGAGCTCGTTGTATACGATAGATTAAGATAGCATCTTCAAGCAATTCTTTCTGCTTGTAGACTTTAAAAACGTTTTCTAATAGACTGTTTCCAAAAGGAAAGTTATTGTCTAGGCCTTCACTAAGACTTATGTGAATAACGTGATTTGCGTCAATTGCATACTCGCCTTCGTTCATACTAAAGCGACTTGAGTTAGCCTGTGGATATGCGCCAACTGCACCTCTATTGGCTGCTCCGCCTGATGCATAGTTAGCACCGCCACTTCCGCCACCGGGGTTAGAGCCTTTGATAGTTGTAGTAATTTGTGTAACTACTAGGTCTTGAAAGTTTGGATTTATGTCTTTAATTACATACTGCTCAGGCTTTTTGCCGTCACTTTCATTGACAATAATTTTAGTAACCTTACCTGGATCAACGTAAACCCATTTTTGATTTTCTGGGTCACGGATGAAAAAGGTATCACCAAATTTAAAAACATTTCGTACAATACGAAATATTCTAGTTTCAAAATTCTGTAGCTTACTCCAGTGCTGTAGGTACTCGCTTAGGATACGAACTTCACTATTTGTTGCCTTATGCTTCCAATTTATGTTAAAAGCACTTTGGCCATCTTTGATTTTTTGTGTGCAAAACTCAGCAAGAATATCAAGGGCTGCGTTAATTTCTGGATCGCTGTCCATTGTTTCGTATTGCTGATAACGTTCTAATCTATTTGGGCTTCCAGTGTAGACATCTGGCAAATAGCTGGCGTAGTTAGCACGAGCAGGTCCTGGATTACCAGCACTGCCGACGGGTG